ATAAATCAGCATACAAACTCCAAGGGATTGGTCCCATCTATTATCTGAACCTGGACGGGCAACCAGAAAGGAAGGAGTATATGGAGGACCAGTTCAAGTACTGGGAGATTGAGAACTACACTCGTGTCTCTGCTTATGATGGAAGGGATGATGATCTGAGTCACTTACTCAAGGGTCGTTACCCTGACATGATGAGTGGTGGTGAGATTGGATGCACCACCTCTCACCTCAAGGCACTCAAGATGTTCCTGGAGACTGATGAACCTTACTGCATCCTTATGGAGGATGATGTGAGTCTGGATCTGGTAAGGTTCTGGAACTTTACATGGAGAGACTTCTATTGTAAGATACCTTATGACTGGGATGTCTGTCAGATTGCAATCATTTGTACTGGAGACATCCACATCAAGGTCCACAAAAGATTTGTAAATGAGTTCTCAACTGCTTGTTATCTGATCACCAGACACCACGCTGAGAAACTTGTGAGACTTCACACAAGGGGAGATAAGTACAAACTGGACAATGGTGTCAAACCACGTCCTGTTGCAGATGATCTTATCTACAACTCTGGAAACACTTATGCTCTACCTCTGCTTCTTTACAGAACAGAGTTGGGATCCTCAATTCACCCAGAGCACGTCGATGCTTTCCACAAAGGAAACTTCCAAGCACAGATGAACTTCTGGCAAAACAAAGGAGCACAGATGTCTATCAATGAACTGATGGACTATGATCCTTATCTTGGAAGAGTTGTGAATACAACACCATCGCCACCACCTCCAGAGATGTACGCATCTGGTACTTAACAAACTGAAACAAAAAGGTTATAAATAAACCAACGAAGCGGCACCAACACCTCAACTACTCGTCGAGGTGCCGTGAGTCTAACGGAGACATGTCGAGTCTCCTCTCATCCGCAGGATAACTCTGCGAGAAAATAAGGTAACTAAAATGATCAAATCCGCATTCGCAGCCCTGGCTGCTTCTTCAACTCTGTTCGCAGGCGCTGCTTTTGCAGGTCCTTATGTGAACGTTGAGACCAACGCTGGTTGGACTGGCGACGACTACACTGGAGCCACAACTGACTTCCACGTTGGTTACGAAGGTCAAATCGGTGACGGCGACTCCTCCTGGTACATCCAGGGTGGTCCTTCCGTCGTTGCTGCTGACGGTGCTCAGAACGAGCAAGTCTGGTCAGGTAAGGTCGGTGCTTCTGCCGCTCTGAGCAGCAGCGTTGGTGTTTATGGTGAGCTGAGTGCCGCCACCGCCGATAGCGACTTCTCCGCTGAGAACCTGGGTGTTGGTGGTAAGCTGGGCGTTAAGTACAGCTTCTGATAACATCTGTTATAATCAAGGGGTCCACTCGGACCCCTTTTTTTATGTTAAAATTCCTAAGAGATATGTGGATGATTCCAACTTTGTTGTTGGCATCTCTCCTAATAATCCAGGGGATACATGTATCTGCACACAGGTCTATGGATGTAGACGTGGAGTCTTATGTTCACTCTTTCTGTAGACAAAACAGAGACAAGTGTAGGGAAATTGTTAGGGATCTCTAACTAAGTAATCTTACTTACTTGACAAAACTAAAGAAATAATAAATAATGTAACTAAACTTAACATTATTACAATGACAGTTACTAAAAACGAGTTTGGACAAATGAATATGTGGGCTAAGGAGCCTTCCATGTACATGACCAAGGAAGATCTTGAGCGCTACGGAATCGAACCTTATGCCGAGAAGGCGGAGAAAGCAAATGGACGCTGGGCTATGGTCGGTATTGTTGCTGGGTTGCTTTCTTACGCTTTCACTGGTAAACTATTCTTCGGAGTCTTCTGATAAAAATGGCAAACTTTAAGGTCACACTTCAATCTCCTGATGGGAATCAAACAGTCATCGATTGTCCAGAGGATCAATATATTCTTGACGCTGCTGAGGAGCAAGGCGTTGACCTTCCCTACTCATGTCGCGCTGGTGCTTGCTCTTCCTGTGCAGGCAAAGTCCTTTCTGGATCGGTCGATAATGAAGACCAAACATTCTTGGACGACGACCAAACTGAAGAAGGTTACACTCTTCTGTGTGTTGCCTATCCCACAAGCGACAGTGTAATTCTCACAGAACAAGAGGAGAACCTGTTCTAATGACCGAACTTATTTTTACAGTGACCAGTGTTACATTCTTTGTTCTTCTGGCACACTCAGTAAATCAACTTTCAGAAACTTACTAAGGAGTAAAACAATGAACGAAAAGGCAGAAAGAATTAATGGCTGGGCAGCCATGATCGGCATCGTTGCAGCATTCGGTGCTTATGCTGCGACCGGCCAACTAATCCCAGGGATTTGGTGATGTTTAAAGCCTACCTCGGACTGTTGGTGGGTTTTGTAATTGTTTATTTGATCTTAGATAATCAAGAGGATGATGACCAAGATGGTCCAGGTGGCGGTCTTATGCAACCCGCTTACTCAACTAATCAATGATTATCAAACACGTTAATTGGGAGGTTCCAATGAAAAAAGAAGGTGATTCAGTTCCCCAAGTGGAATTCAAGTTTAGAGAGAATGGAGACTTCGTTACTCGCACAACCAGTGATCTCTTTGCTGGTAAGCGTGTGGTTGTTTTCAGTCTCCCTGGTGCATTCACTCCTACTTGCAGCGCTTATCAACTGCCTGGATTTGAGGAGAAGTACGAAGACTTCACTGCACTTGGTGTTGACACTGTTTATTGTGTCTCTGTCAATGACGCCTTTGTTATGAATGCCTGGGCAAAGGATCAGAACATCGAAAAGGTTCAACTGATCCCCGATGGTAACGCTTACTTCACTCGTGCCATGGGTCAACTGGTTTCCAAGTCTAACCTTGGTTTCGGTGATCGTTCCTGGCGTTACGCAGCAGTCATCCAAGACGGTGTGATTGAGAAACTGTTTGTGGAAGACGGTAAGTCTGATAACCACGAAGCAGATCCATACCGTGAGAGCACACCTGAACAGGTTTATGATTACCTGAAGGTCAACGCAAGAGAGACTGCCCCAGTTTGAAATCACAAAACAAAAACCATTTACCTCAGGAAAATTTCCTGGGGTATTTTTTTGCCCTATTGGATTTCTAAATAACTGCGCCTCTCTATAAACTCATGCCTGAAGAAATTAAAAAGGAAGTTGAGGAAAAGAAAGAGGAGAAGAAGAAAGGTTTCTTTGGAAGAATCAAAGATGCCTCAGGTGATAGTGAAGAACATCTTGCTGTGATCAGCACGTTTGTTCGCCTTGGAATTCTTATTTGGTCTGGTGGAATTCTCACTCTTGCTTACATCAAACTGCCCCCTGCACTTGGAATCCCAGAGCAGAAACTTGATCCCACTTTCATTGCATCTGTGTTCACTGGGGTGCTAGCCACCTTCGGAGTTCAGACAGCGAAGAAGTCTGGTGACGGAACAATGAAGATGGGTGCCGCTGGTGGTGTCTCTAAGGCAGACTTGGAGAAACTCATTGCCACTGCCGCTCAAACAGCACCTTCTCAGACAATTCGAATTGAGCAAGCACCAATTCAGATTGCTGCTCCCCCTGTAATGCCTACAACCAATGTCCCAGGTCAGACCAATCAGTAGGATTCCATCACCTGTTGTAAGGGACCTACCACCCCCTGTGGTGTCTGTTATTGAACCACTGGCACCTCCTGTTACTCAGGGGGTTCCAGTCCCCGTTACAAGGGGTCTCAAGGCTCCTGTGATTGATGTCCCTGATCCTACAATTGATTACCCTGTTATTGATGTTCCCACCAAAGAAGAGTGGGAGCAGGTTATTGAAAACCAAAATGAGGAATCTGAACCCACACCAAGGTCAGACACCAGAGATCTTCCAGCAACTCCACCAACTGTGAATGTTGGTGGTTTAGATGTTCCACTACCTGAGGTTGCACCCTTGATCACTGCTGGAGCAACTGCTGTGGTTACTACTACTGTTGCCTTGGGTGCTGGAATTGTTATCAACCAGATCAAGACAGCAGCAGATCCTCTTATTCAACAACTGACTAAGAAGAAAAAGAAAGTTAAAGTCAAACAGGTCAAACCAGTTCTCCACTTTGTTCCTAATGGAGAGGGATCCGCTGACATTATTGAGTACTCTGCTAAAGGAATGAAGGTTCTGGAGAGTAAGGTCGAGAAGTTAGAACAATATCTTCGTGACCAGGTGGACCTTGATTCCTTCTGGGAGTATGATAATAAGATAATCATTGATGAGGAACTTTCAAAAAGTCTCACCAAGGATGGAGTCAAAAGGTTTAAGAAATACTTCCAACCCCCAAAGGTTATTGCGAAGAAGTTGGGGGCAAAGTTCTCGATTTGATTTCGATGTCTGAGAGTTTGATCTCACTGGGAACATATTGATAGGAGACCTTTACTTCACCAGTGATCTCACAGATCTCTTCAAACATTTCAAAACCACCTTCAGCATATGCTGGAGCAGTTAGACAAAGAATAACAAAGAGACTACTTAGACTTTTCATTTTCCAACCTCCTTAGAAAGTATTCTCGATCCTTGTCGAGTTGGGACTTGAGTTTCCTCTTCATCAGTTCAAGTCTGATACGCAGAGGAAGGTACCTAATTTGAAGATCCATCCAGGCAAAGACCCTGAGTGTTCCTTCAATGCCAGCATAAGCAATCATCAAAGCAACGATTGTAACTGTCAGGTACAGACTGATCATTTGACTGGCCAGGTTACTTCCATTCCTGTCACCAATAAGATGGTGAAGGTTATTACAAAAAGGGTTGTCATTATTCTACCAGAGTTCCGTGTGCTCTTCTGATCTCACGGAGTTCTTCAAAGTTTTTCTGTTTGGTACCGCCATCATAACTCCACGCATATCCCTCTTCGATCATTTGTTCGTTGAGAGACACCTCCTCGGTACCAATGTACAACCAGCCGAGTAATCTACCGTATTTACCAACACCACCGTCAAGCTCAGTCCTAATAATGAGATCGTCGTCACCATTGATAGCACCATCAAGATGGTCCTTGAGCCAGTTGGTGGCATCGATGCCAAGTGCCTTCTCTTCTGCGTCCTTAGTTCGTTTCTCTGGCGTATCCACTCCTGCAACACGAACTCTTTCCTTTTTGTAGAGGTCGAACCCCAGGTCAATTGTTACATCAATTGTATCACCATCAAGAACTTTGTTGATCTCGATTACTCTGAAGTTGTAACAACTCTTCCTGCTCGGGGGTGTCATCGCTGTCATTTTTTTCCTCCTGTCTGACTATGTAAAAGAGATATGCCACCATCAGTCCTGCCAACACGAGACTTAGAAAGACCATGAAGATGACTGACCAAACTGGATCTGTCATTTGGTTTGTTTATATTTACCTTATTTACTACTTCTGTTGTGGGTTTTTGTGGTGGAGCTAAAACAATCACATCAGAACAGATGCCAGCATAAGGACTCTCTGGATGGAAACGAACTCCCATCTTTGCAGCCTCACCACACTTCAGGAGTCTCACCAATTCAAAGTCAAGTCTTGCTTTGTCTGTCTCTGCTTGTTGTCTTTTGATTTCTACCTCTGCCCTTTCCTTACATAGGTCAATCGACTCTCGGTCCAAAGGGATCTGCCAGGACGCTGAGACACCCAGGTTACCTGAACCAGTCAGGTTAGAGGATGGATCCCAATCATAATTTCTTGTCCCCATAACAAATGGAGCAATGTTAAAGGTGGGACCCTGACAGGTCACACCAGATCCATATTGGTTGATAGCAAAAGGACCCTGTAACACCTGCACAGCCTGGTTGGTGACATTGCCAGTTGCAGATGCTTGGGGTCCAGCGATGTTAGTGTTGGAGGGAGCAGCTTGAGCAAAGGCAGCGCCACCAAACAATAAACTTATTGAGTAAAGACCGACAGCGAGTTTGTGGTACTGTTTACGGTGGTGGTTCGATCTATCCATGTTTCAGAGGCCACTCCAGGACCGAGATATGTTTCAGAAAATTGGAAAGGTTCACCCTGATTTACGATAGTGTAGTTAGCACCAGGAGTTGGGTTAGCAGGAATGTTTATGTTTGTTCCTGTCACCGTGTAAGAAGTTCCAGTTGTGTATTCGACTTGTCGAATAACCTCCACCACTTCAGTAGTGCTGGAGGTTTCGCTTGTGATTGTTCCTCGTGTGAAGTTGGGAACCACGGGGGCTGCAATGGCAGCAGCCCCATGAAGAACTCCCAACAACGCTCCAAGGAGTATTGCCAATGGGAGATCATCGGTCATTGGAATACGCTCAGTTCAAGTGAACGTTGTCCAATTGCTGTGGTTCCAGCACCACCAGCAGTTACGGTTGGGACACTGGTGTTTGACAGAGTGCCAGCTAGAGACCCAGCAACACCGCCCGAACTTGTAGTCGTCGAACCGAAGAGTGGCAGTGAACCAACAACTCCAGAAGAGACACTTGTTGTTGCGTTGTCTGCATCACCAGCAGTATAAGACTGAGTGAATGAGAAAGCAGAACCATCAGTGGCCTGAGAGGCTGTGATGCTTGTAAAAGAATTTACGCCGTTAGTTGCAGCGCCCAAACCACCAACTACCCCGCTTGTCGTGCCATCAGTCGTTGAAACTCCACTACCGCTGACGCTGTATGAGTTTCCAATTCTTGTAGCGGCTGAGGCTGCACCATCAACAGTCAACTGAACAGAGTCAGTGAGTCTTGATGTGATTTCGGCAGCGTTAGCAACGGGTGAAATAAGGAATAACGAAGAAGCTAAAAGCAATAGTTTCTTCATTTGAGAACATTGAGTATGAACTTCTGTTATTTAGAGATAAATATTGTTTCAAACCTATGGAGATTTATCATGCAGAAAGTTATCAACACCCTTGCTCTGCTTTCGTTTGCTGTGTCTGCTGGAGTTGTAGCAGGTGGATACACTCTTTATGCGAACCGAGAGAATATTACAGATTCTCTTAAGAGTGTTATAGTTAAATCAGTTACAGAATCTCTTCAGATTCCCAGCACTCCTGAACTTCCAACAACTGGTGGGGACGGACCCGTAACACTTCCAAATTTCTAATGGACAACAACAAAGAGGTCTCTGACTTTTCTCTGAAGAGAGAGGAGTGTCCCAAGTGTGGAGCAGTCTGGTTAAACGGACAACACATTTGGACTGGAACTGGGAAAGTCGGAGACCCACAGGTTCTAAGTAACCTTGTGTGCTCAACAGTCAATGCCCCTGAGTGTGTCAACAGTGCATATAAGAAGGGACATATCTATGGAGACAAAGACACATGGGAAAAGCGAAAAGCATTCATTGATCAGGAGTCACAATCATGGGGAGAGGCCGCATAAGCAAACCAGACATGGAAGCCAAACTTTATAAACTCAAGAATGAGTTGCATAAAGAATGGAGAGATCCTGTCCAGAAGGACTTGGCAAATCAATATCTGAATAGGGTTTTAGATTTTATTAATGAGTTTAACGCTTGACAAAGGATAAAGTTCTGTGTTATAAATACACCAACGACTTACGAAATGTAACGTTGTGTGAACCCCTGCCGCTTGACCGAGACTAGGCAGGGTTACCAATCCGTCTCTCATATCCTCGTCTA